AAAAAAAGAGCAAAAACTCACGATTTTAGATTGATTAGCTCTAAGTGGTTTATGGAATTAAATCCTTTTTATCATATAGAAACTATATTAAACAAATCAAAAAATAAACCTGAAAAGAATAGGTATAGATTAAAAATTAAATTAAAATATAAGAAGTAATGTATTTATTAAAATTAAATAAGAAAGGAGACGTGTTTAAAGATGATGATGGCGTTACAGCTGTGCCAGAATTTTTAACTCTTATAAGAAAAGAAAAGTTTGGGCCTACAGCTTTAAAATGGGTAGCATTAGTTTACGATTACGAAAGCCCATACAGACACTATAGTGAAGGAGAAAGAGTAAAAGCGGTATCAAAAGACTTATATGATTCGTATACCTGGAAAGGAATGAATGACGCAACTTTAAAAGCTGCAGCAGATAAGTATAACGAGTTACAATTTGACCCATTAGACGAACAATTAATAGCTTTTAATAATAAAATTAATCAGTTTACTAACCTTATAGATAAAATGCATTTAGATGAAGATAATGCAGAGATGTTACAAAAACTTATGATAGGTGTAGAAAAAATATTAAAAACAAGACAATCACTACTGGACGCAATAGATAGAAGAGGCGAAAGACAGAAGATAGTTGGTAACAAAGGACTATCTTTCTTAGAAAGAAGAAAAGAAATTAAAGAAATGAATTAAAAAATTAGAATTATGCCAAAAGATGCGTGTTATCACAAAGTAGTATCCAGGTATGGCCCAAAGACTTCAGCATACAGAAGCGGGGCTATGGCTAAATGTAGAAAAGTTGGTGCGGCCAACTGGGGAAATAAAAGTAAAAAGAAAGGTGCTTCTGGAATGAAGTATAATTGTGGAGGTAGATATAAACAACACGATTAATATGGCTGTACGTAAAACAAAAAAAGGTTTAGCCCTAAAAAGATGGTTTAAAGAAGATTGGAGAACTCCATCAGGTGAAAAGGACTATAGTAAAGGTGAAAACACCTTTAGGCCTACTAAAAAAATAACAAAAGATACACCAAAAACTTGGTCACAATTATCAGCTGGTGAAAAACGTGCAGCTGCAAGAGAAAAAAACAAAAAAGGACGTGTTAGTAGGTATAAGAAAGGAGGTAAATATTATAAACAACATGATTAACTAAAAAATTAAAAAAATGATGAAAAAAAAGAAAATGTACAAAAAAGGTGGTAAGGCAAAACCATTTAAGGTGCACATGATGTACGATCCAAAAACTGGAAAAGGGTACAAGGCTAACACTGTGGCAGATCACAATAGAATGGATAAAATGGGATATACACACGATAAGCCAAAAGCTGCATACGGAATGAAAATGAAAAAAATGGCTATGGGTGGTAAAAACTTGAAACCAGTAGATAAAAAGAAAAATCCAGGATTAGCAAAACTTCCTACTGACGTTAGAAACAACATGGGCTATATGATGATGGGTGGTAAAGTTAAAGTTAAAAAAGCTCCAGGAGGAATGAAAATGGGCATGAAAAACAAAATGATGAACTATGCTGGTGGCGGTAAAATGTTAAACGGCATGTCTATGCAAAAAGCTAATAAAGGAATGAAGATGAAGTATGGAATGGGTGGATCTTATAGACAATTAGACTAATGGCGACACCTGCATGGCAAAGAAAAGAAGGTAAAAGCCCGTCTGGCGGTTTAAACAAAAAAGGGGTAGCGTCTTACAGAAAAGCAAACCCAGGAAGTAAATTAAAAACCGCAGTAACGACTAAACCTTCTAAATTAAAAAAGGGTTCTAAAGCTGCAAAGCGTAGAAAGTCTTTTTGCGCAAGAATGAAAGGAATGAAAAAGAGATTAACCTCAGCAAAAACAGCTAGAGATCCTAATTCAAGAATTAATAAGTCTTTGCGTAAATGGAATTGTGGTAGTGGTTGTAAAATGCCAGCCAGACCAGTTTCTAGATCCTTTTATAGACAATTAGATTAATGGCCAAGGAACCAAAGTACGATTTACAGTATTTATACAGCTCTTATAAAAAAAAATTTGAGAGTTTAGATATAGATAAGGCTAATCAGTACAATGACCTTGCCATTAAACTACATGGATCTGATTTACGTGAAATGTATAATGCTAAATTAGAAGCAAAAGAACAAAGGTCTGGACCGTTTGGTTTAGGCAGAAACAAAAGAGTAAAGTATGGGTAAAATAAAGTTTGATCCGCAAAAATACCGACCAGTACCTAATAATGGGCATCCAGATCTGAATCCAGATTCGGTTGCTTATCAAGAGTATTGGGCAAGAGAGACGGAAAGGTGTATTGATGGTTTTAAACCAAAGGGTATGAACAAAATATCGGGCAAGTATTACTTTTATCTTAATTATTATAAGATATTAGGTAATGATGGTACCTCTGGTAACCGAAAAACACTAATACACCCTTGGTATAGAGCTATGGATCACGAATACTTTGATACCATAGAGACTTGTAAGGCTGAAGGTAAAGGAATGATTGTAATAAAAGCCAGAGACAAGGGTTTTTCTTATATGAATTCAGGCGCTGTAGCACACGAGTACACATTCTTTCCTTTTAACGATGTTGGTGTAGCAGCAGGGCTACAGGCCACGGCAGATGCGTTCTTTGACAAAACAAAAAAGGGCTTGAATGGTATTCATCCAAATTTCAAACACTCTGTGCTAAAAGACACGGATGGTATTATGCGTTCTGGCTATAAACAAAAGAACAAAGATGGAAAATGGGAGATTGGAGGATATCAATCAACTATCATATGCAGAACCATGGACAATCCAGAGGTATTTAAAGGGGAAAGGGTTTCACTTATGGTGTTTGAAGAGGCTGGAGAGTTTAAAAAGCTTAAAAATGCTTACATGTCGTCAAAAGCGTGTTTCATGGACGGTGATTTGCAGTTTGGAGTACCTATTGTTGGTGGGACAGGTGGTGATATATCAAAAGCTAGTAAAGATTTTATGGATATGTATTACAGTTCTGACGCATACAACTTAATACCAGTATTTATACCTGCATCTAAAGCTTACTACGGTTTCTTTGATATACAAACAGGCAAAGAAGATGAAAATGGCGCAAAAGAAAAGTTAATAGCTGACAGAGAAGACATACAGAGTTCAGGAGATAATGAAGCTTACAATTTACATATACAAAACTACCCGTTAACAATAGAAGAGGCGTTTTTAAATACACACTCTGCACGATTTGATATATCTCTACTTAACGCACAAAGATCTAGAATATTGTCAAGTAAAGATTACAGAAGTCAAATACAAAGTGGATATTTAGATTGGGAGTTAGGAATAGACGAACCAGTTGTAAAATGGAGGCCACATCCTAATGGTCCTTATAAAATATTGTCACATCCAGAGCCTGAATATAGCAATTTAGACATAGGAGGCATAGATTCTTATGATCAAGATCAAGCTGGAGCGTCAGATTCTTTGGGAAGTGCAATAATTTATCGTAGATTTGCAAATACTGACATGTCAAGCGATTACGTGGTTGCAGAGTACACCGATAGACCTGATAAAAAAGAAGATTTTTGGGATGGGTGTTTAAAACTTGCTGTGTATTATAACGCAAAAATGTTGGTAGAATATACAAAAATAGGTATTTTAGATTACTTTAAACGTATGAATGCTTTAAAATATTTGAAAGAAAAACCAGAAAGCGCGCATAATCCTGGTACAAAAACTAGAAACAGATATGGCGTGCATATGAACAAGCAAGTAAAATCACTATTAGAGGATTTGATAGACGATTATTTGAGGGAAAGCGTGGAAGATATCTGGTTTATAGATTTAATTGATGAATTAGCAAATTATGGATTGCAAAATACTGACCGAGCTATGGCTTTTGGTCTTTGTTTAATTCACAACATAGATAATTATAGAATGCAGGCGAGAGAGAAAAAAGAAGAAATAGTAGACATAGGATTGAAATATTACAAAATGGGGTACAATGGTTTACCGCAACAAATAAATTAAGAAAATGGAAAAAACGTACAAGTCAATGCCATCAATGGTGGTTGCAGAAAAAGACAAGACTCAGGATTGGTGTAGGTCTGTTTTGTTAGCTGTAACACAATACATGGGACACGAAAGTGGTGAATATCACTCTAACAGAACGAAAGATATAAGAAATTATCAAATATACAACGGGCAGTTGTCGCAAGGAGATTATACCTACATAACTGAGCAGTATGGATTAACATATCCAGCTAGACTTGTAAATTATCCCATAATAGCACCAAAGATTGATTTGTTAATTGGTGAAGAATTGAGAAGACCTATGGATATTAAGGTTACTACAGTAAATAAAAGTGCAGTGTTAAGAAAGCATGATCACAAAGTAGGGTTAATTATGCGTGACCTATTAAAGGACATACACAGCGAGATGCAAGAAAAATTAAACATAGATGTTCTAATGGAAGGCCAGGGAATGCCTGTACCAGAAGATATAGAAACATATATGAAATATAACTACCGAGAAATGGTAGAAGAAACAGCACAAGATGGTTTAGAATATGTAACAAATAGATACAATCTAAAAGACGTTATGAAAGAAGGTTTTAGAGACCTTTTAGTTACTGGTAAAGAGTTTTATAGGGTATCAATTCAAAATGGAGATCCTTATGTAAGAAGAATAGATCCTAGAAACATAGTTTATGATGATTCTTTTCATTCTGACTATTTAGATGATGCAGGATGGGTCGGTGAAGAAAGATACTTATCTGTAAACGAAATAAATGATGAATTTAAAGACAGTTTAACAACAGAAGATTTAATAGAGTTAGATAAAATGCGTAATTTGTATGTTGGAGGAGACATGGACAATTATAACAGTAGCTTTGAATGGATAGATGCAGCGCACGGAAGAGATAATCGTATTAGAGTGGTAACTTGTGAATGGAAGTCTCTTAGAGCTCTAAAATATAAAATATCAGAGAATAAATATAACCCAGAAAGACCTTTTAGAAAAGCTGTGCCTGATACTTACAGAAGAAGAAAAGGGGACAAGATAGAAACGAAATGGGTAGATGATATTTGGGAGGCTACCATGATAGGTGGTAAAATATTAGTAAATGCTAGGCGTAGAGACAATCAAGTTAGAAGTGTGGACGATCCAGGTAAAACTCCGCTATCATATGTTGGGTGTATATACGGAAACACAACAGGTAAATCTACATCTATGGTAGACTTATTAGATAATATACAAATGCTTTACAATATAGTGGTATACCAAATAGAACTAGCAATGGCAAGATCAGGTGGAAAGGCTGTTGTCTATGACGTGTCGCAATTACCTACAAATGTTGGTATGGATATGCAGCAAGTTCTTTATCACTTAAAAACAGATGGTATAATACCTATAAATTCTAAAGATGAAGGTAATCAGCTGCAATCATTCAATCAATTTCAACAAGTAGACTTTACCCTGTCGCAATCAGTGCAGCAACTTATAAATTTAAAAGTTATGCTAGAAGATATGGCTGGTCAAATATCTGGAGTTACAAGACAAAGAGAGGGAGCTGTAGGTCAGTATGAATATGTTGGTAACGTGCAGAGAAGTGTGGTGCAGTCTGCAACAATAACTGAAAGCTGGTTTTATTCACACTCTGAATGTAAACAAAGAGTAATGGAAAGAGTTTGCAATCTTATGAAAGTGTGTTGGGCTAAAGGAAAAAAGGCTGGAATGATATTGGGTGATGGTGCATACAAGTTTTTGAATGTAATGCCAGATATTGCCTTACAAGACTATGGTGTTTATGTTGGTGATAGCGGTAAAGATGACTCTATGAAGCAAGTAGTGCAGCAATTAGCTCAATCTGCTTTACAAGCAGGTACTATAGACATGTTAGGCGTAGTAAAAGTTTTAAAAGCTGATACAATGACTGAAGCGGAAAAAGTTTTAGAACAAGCTATGACGGAAATGCAAAAACAACAACAACAAGCTATGGAGCAACAAATGCAAGCTCAACAAGCTGCTGCAGAAGCTAAAAAACAAGACTTTGAAGCTGAAGCGCAACTTAAACAAATGGACAACGAGGCTAAATTACAAGTTGCACAAATTAGCGCAGAGTCAAGAATGAAGGTTGCAGAAATACAGGCTGATGTTGATAGAGACATACATGACACCAAGTCGCAAAACGAAATACGTAAAAAAGCGGCTGATATTTATGTAGAAAGACAAAATAAAAAAGAAGATCAACAAAGAGAAGATGATATAAAAAAGGCAGAGACAGTTGATACAACTGTAGATGACTTAAGAAGAGCTCAACAAAAGTTATAATAATTATTTTGTATATTTGCAAATTGGGAGTATTAACTAAATTAAAATAAAATGTCAGAAGAATCAAAATTAGTAGATGAGGTTGTAGAGTCAACCCCTACAGAAACAACAGAAAGTAAGGATGGTTTTAACCCTTTAGCTTTTGCTGGGGATGAAATTTATAATCCTAAAGATGAAATAAAAACAGAAGAAACGCAAGAAACAAAAGAGCCAAAAACTGAAACAGCAGAAGAAACGGTGGAAGAAGATGGTTTTTCGTGGGATAAAGTAGAGCTAGATAGCGAGGAAGATGCAACGCAAGAAGAAGAGTATGATTGGGAAGGAACTACAGCAGAAAAAGTTGAAGAAAAACCAGCTCAAGATGATTTAGATTGGAACAGATTTGGTAAAGAGCTTGGTATAGAGTCAGCTTCAAAAGATGATATAATAAATGCTATAAACGCTTTACAACAAAAAGCCCAACAACCACAAGCTCCAGTTACCAATCAAGTAAGTGAATTAAAATCATATTTAAATTATACAGATAGAGATTTGGTGGCTGAAGAATTAAAAGCAGACGGTATAGAGGATTCAGAAATAGAAGAGTCGTTAGATAAACTAGAAGACTCTGGTATGATGAAGATGAAAGCAAAAAGCATTAGAAGGGTAATCAATAATGCTATTGATCAGCAAACTGCCGTAGCGCAACAGCAGGCGAAGCAAACAACTGAGCAAAGAAAACAAGCAGCAGAACATGCAAAAAAAGAATTAAGAAATCAAATAAAAAACATGAACGAATTCATGGGCGGGAAAGTGACAAAAAAACAGAAAGAAGAAGTATATAGATATGCTACCGGTGATCTAATGAAAGACATTTACGCAAATCATGCCAATGTTGCTGATGTTGCAATGTTTATGTTATATCGCAAGCAAATTGAAAAAATTCTTCGTTCTCAAGGTTTAGAAGACGGCAAAGCCGCTATTATGAATAGTATAGTCTCACCGAACCTTAACACTGGAAAAAGCAAATCTAACTTTACAGTAAAGTCTAGTAAGTTTGATCCAAAAGCGTTCATGAGCGAGTAAGCTGAAAAAGAAAAGACAAAGTCTGCTTATAGTTGAAAGTTAATTGAACAATAAAAAAATGTTTAATTAATAAAATTTAAAAAAATGGCAAAATTATTTTCTGGAACTTATGGTTCTGGTACAACGGCAGAGAATGCTTTGAATACAGCCCTAATGCAATACCCAGAGATTGCAAGAACGCTAATTCAACAGTATCCTCGTTATGCAGCGACTTACCTTTTAGAAAGAACAGGTCGTTTTGCAACAGAGAAAGTCTTAGGTGACAACTCTTTTGAATGGAAGGTTATGGGAAGATATAACCGTCCAAGTTTTAACGTTGGGTTTTTCTCAACTAACGGAACTTCATTTACAGCTTCTGGATCTGTTACTGCAACAGGCGGAACAATAGATGATGCAGATGCTAATGGTGATAAGTTCTTCTTAATTATAGAAGGTGATACTGGATCTAATAATAGAACTGGTGACTTCTTAAATAAATTTGATATGGTTAGATTTCAGTCAGGAGCTACAGCAGTAGTTATAGCTGATCCAGTAGCAAACACTTCTTCAAGTGGAGCTTCAACAGATCATATCGTACAATTTGAAATGATAGACGCAACAGCTCAAGCTTTATTACCTAGTGATATTGCTGACGAAGCTATAGTAGCATCTATCGGTTCTGCATTCCCTAATGGATCAGATGGTGCTGATGTAGGTGAAAATCACATGTATCCTGAAACTCACACTAACTGGTTAACTACAATGCGTAAAAAATGTTCTGTTACAGGTAAAGACCTTACTGATGTAACTTGGATTGAAAATAATGGTTCAAGATTATGGTACTTTACAAGAGAGCAAATGATGATGGATGAGTTTATGTACCAACAAGAA